TTACTACAGTTGGACTGTGCTATAGACGGACGCTACGATAATCGAAACCCAATTCATCGATATGTATTTGACGGCATGGTGATGCGTGAATTGTGTACCTATTTGGGGGCGGCTGATGAGTGTTTCAATCTTCCAAACTGAAAGAGAGAGAACAAAATTTTTGTTTAGAGCATAGATTTGTTGTAGGCATGTTACATGGAAAATCTACTTAAAGCGTTGCGTCTATTCTATGCAATTCAAATCATGATGATACCTCCAAAAATTCACATCATATATGCATATGCTTTCGGTGTAGTGATTGGTATGCAAATAGAACGGATGAGATACACATATAAGAAATAGGCGGATTGGGTGCGTTTGATGGGTGTTTCATGGAACTTTAGGCGATTTCAAGAAAGGGATTGGGTGGCACTGGCCATTTATCGATAAAAAAAAATTGACGACATCTGACCATTTTGCATGTCAACACAAACCAACACGACGACTCATGACACATACTCATCAACCACCTCCGCTTCCATCCTGGGGGCTGTCTGCGTTAACAAAGATTGAATTTCCGTTTCCATTGCTGAAAAGCCAGGTCGAGTTGGTTCTGTCTCAGTATGAAGGAGTGCATACACCAACATGGGACGCCAAGCAATCTAGCTGGAAAATTGAGTATGGAACGCGACCAATGGAGCGCAGCAAAACAGGTCTAGAGCTATTTCAAGTAAGACAAGGTAAATTAGCCGCCGAGGAGGCAGCCTATACAGCCACCCAATGGTTTCCCGATTTGGATGAGACGTTCGATGAACACGGATGGATGGACGACGAGATATCTATCTATCATGTGGCAAACGCTCGATGGTGTATAAGTGAATTGACCGTGTACACGGACCGTGCCAACGAATGTTTGTTTCTGTATATGAACCGATTATCCGGTGACCGTATTGCCCATTGGTACATCTGGAATACGATTCAACAGCACTTGAAAGTGAATGCCTTATTCTTGATACGGTGTCCCATTCTTCAGCTTTTGGAAGGAACAGAGGTTATCAAAGAGAATGAGGAGGAGGAGGGAAAAGCAGAAACCAAACCCAGTTCCGATGACCACATACAACGCTATCTCTTTGACACGTATGTGTTAAGAGAGATTTGCACATATCTTGGTGAAAGTGAAGAGTAAAAAATTATTGCATTGCATTGCATCTGTTATAAATTATGTAGTATGTAGTATGTAGTATGTATAAAAAATTGAAAACATTTTGTTACACCCGTGCTAAAAAAAATTGAAAAATTTTTTTCCACTTCACAAGCAGTCCATCAATCATACATACAAGACCATATATATCATATATATATATATCATATATATCATATATATTATGACAAGCTTTAGATACACACGCACTATGGTGGACGGACTTCGAAACTCCACGCTTTTTCAAAAGGACGACTCTCTAGACCCTTACTGGGAGAAGGTGGACATACCCTCCTCTCCTGAGATGACCATCCGAGCACCTGGAAACGCACAGTTGCCATCGATGCCATTGGGTATGCGTCATCGTTATCAGGAACACATATTAATTCGTGTACCCAATGTTCACTTCTCCATCCTTGCTCCCTTTCTGGAAGACATGATGGTGAAGTCCGATGAGTTGATGCGGTTTAAATGGAACTCCAAGGAATGTAGTTGGCACGTCGAATACGGAACCGCGCCACGTGAAGTAGGTGTACCCCTTAATGAATATGTGCAAATAAGAAGAATGCAAAATATTGCACACCAAGTGGCCGACATTGCGCACGAGCGCTACCATATCGACGACGGACCTAGAAGACCACCAGAGAGTAGGTTGTTGTGGTGCCAAGTGATGGTGCATGTGTTGAAAGACCATGAGAACAATGCCATCTACCTGCGTATGCGCAGACATTCCAGTATGGGATTCAGTGCTCAAAAGCGTGTATACGAGCTTCTGGCGAGCTATGTGACCAACAATTCCTTGTTATTGGCCAGATATGCCTACTTACAGCTCCTTGAAGGATGCAGTGCATACAACTGCCGCGAACCGATATTGTTGTACTTGTTTGACGACTTTGTGTCGAGAGAATTATGCACCTATATACAAAATGATGGTGTTTATGTTGATACTGACGGTGATGATTCTGATAGCGATGATTTTGATTACTAAATAATTAATGATTTTTTTTCCCGCAATTGAAAAAAAAATTGAATTGCTTTTTCCATGACACCCTATTTGACACATACACACATACACACACAACTGTCCTCAATGCAAATCAAAAGATGCTTCCACGTATTACCAGCGTCTATATTCCCAATGTTGAGAGAACGCATACAGCTGAATTTATTGCTGACATATTTAGGAAGAATGAACTTGCCGAAATCTGTCCCGAGAAAATTGCCATCCGTAGAAGCCATGCGAAATCATGGCGTAAAACGCTGCAGCACAACGAAGCCCTCATCATCATAGATATGTGGCACGATACGGAGGCTGCATACAATTTCATTCAGGAACTGCGCAAGGAAACGAAGCTTATATACAATGAAGAAGGAGATTATTGGTTGGTGAAAGCCAACCTCTTTGTAGTCTCACCAAAAAGTGCTTCCCCAAAAAGTGCTTCACCAAAGGCTGTTACTTCACCAAAGGTAGTAACTTCACCAAAGGCTGTTACTTCACCAAAGGTAGTAACTTCACCAAAAAGTGCTTCGCCAAAGGCACCAAAGGCACAAAAGTCACCAAAGGCAGTGACTTCGTTTAAGGACTCCTGTAACATTTCTGACGAGGCCTTAATGGAAGAATACTTGCAAGAAATCAACTCCTTGGTGAATACAACTGTGGCCGACGAAGAATGTTGGTTGTTTGATGACAATCTGTTTGCGCTATATGAGAGAGAAATGTACAGGTTGGCTCAGTCACTGCTTTTCGAAACATAAAAGAAAAGCAGGTTCCAAATTCATATAAAATATTCCAAAAATTTTGCAATACTTCATAACATTTCACTCCAGCAGTGTTTTTTTCTATACTTTAAAAAAAATTGAAAGCATTCAACAGAACAAATTTAGTCATCATCAAATAAAGAAACAAAAAAGAAGGAAAACATGGGGAACAATCAAAGCAAAACGAATCAGGTGCATCCAAGGTCCACCAGACGGTTTGTCATGGGTATCATCGATGTACAGAACGACTTTTGTCAAGGCGGTGCATTAGCGGTCGAAGATGCAAACGCCATTCTGGCTCCCATCAACAAACTACGCTTCTTGTACCACGATTTGATGCCAACGTTTCTGTCCCAAGACTTCCATTCAGCAAGTCATATGTCGTTTGCAAGCACGCACAACAAACCCTTGTTCGAAGAGGTGCATCTGAATTTGCGAATGGAAAATGGCAAATTCCAAAATTTCAAGCAGACCATGTGGCCAGCGCACTGTATTGGAGGAACAAATGGTGCAAACCTGCATCCAGACTTAATCGTTACCGTCACGGACTTGGTCATACAAAAGGGTACCAAAGAAAACGTGGAGAGTTACAGTGCGTTTGGAGATGAGTTTCAAGGCGCATACGAAAGAACGGACCTGGAAGTGTGGCTTAAGCGAAGGAAGATAACGGACATCATATTGACGGGATTGGCCACGGATTATTGTGTCTATCGTACAGCATTGGACGCGATACGTTTAGGCTTCAAAGTCCACTTGATTTCGTCATGCGCTCGAGGCGTCAAAACTGAGACAACACTGACGGCCTTGCAAGACATGCTTATTAAGGGTGTTTATGTATACGAAACTGTAGATGAGTTTCATTATAGATGGAAGAGTGATATTATTGCACAAGAATCGTCGTCTTTGAATTATCTATAAATTTTGTGGCTTCTTTAAATTGTTTTTATAATATATTTCGTCTTTAAGTTGTTTTCATAAAGTATATTTCCGAATTACCAGCTCGTCGTCTTCCTCAATTTTCTCTCCTCCATCTTTGAAGAGGACTGTCAAAAACAAATCACAATCATAACTTTTTTTCAATTTGGTGACCCATACAACTTTGCATTGCGGAAGCAATTGTTCGTACACATTCTTGCCTCCAATCACAAACACTTTGGCATCTGGTGGAATCACTGAAGAGAGAAGGTCCATATTCGTAAAGACGACATTGGGGTTCTTCCTCTCTTCCTCAAGACAATTGGTCAGGACTATGTTGAGTCTATCCTTCAAAGGTCTCTTGGGAAGAGAGAAATAGGTCTTCCTGCCCATAATGACCACGTGATGTCTTGTTTTTTCGAGGAAGAAGCGCATATCCTTCTTGGAGTGCCACGGGATTACTCCGTCTTTTGACAATCCATCTGATGCATCGACTGCATAAATTGCCTCCATAAGCAAAGACAACAAATATTTATGTAAATGCGCTAGATAATCTTTTTTCATTTTCTCTCTCGAGGAGAGAAACAAAAACAGTTCAAAACGATAGAGAAAGAGCAAAACTGCAACTTTACATCATTGGATTTGACATCAGGTTCGATATCCACATCGACCTTTGCGTCACTTAATACCCGTACTTCATCGTTGTCTTGCTGTTGTTGTAGCTTGTCTTGCTGTTGTAGCTTGTCTTGCTGTTGTAGCTTGTCTTGATGTTGTAGCTTGTATTGCTCTTGTAGTAGCTCGTCTTGCATCACTGCTTTTTAATTATAAAGAAACGCAATATTTTTTTCTTCTATTTGTCTCTTTTTCTCTCTCGTGCCATCTTTCAAATTTCTTTGTCTACATAAAGAATGAACGTGGGTAAGGCTATTGACCAGTTATTTAAGATGCATTCTGACAACTATGTCTTTGTGTATACCCCGCCGAAAGTGGGTTCCACCACGTTGGTGACGTCTTTGCGTGTGTCCTTGAACAAAAATTACAACATTATTCACATACACGACGAGATCATGTTAAGCGTTCTCACGGGTATCAATGGGGTCACAATCAATGACATCTTGAGATTTCTCTCCTCCAAGGGAAAACAAGTCTATGTAATTGATGTGTACCGAACACCAGTAGAGAGAAAAATGTCCGAATTCTTCGAGAAAATATCACCTTATCATTTCAATAACACGGAGGAGAACATCAGTCAACATTACACCATGGAACGCATTGCAAACCGTTTCAACTGCCTCTTCCCTTATCTAGAGCAGGGCGACCACTATTTCCAGCGGTATGGCATCCCCGAGCACGATATTGTGGCCTTCGACTTTACAAAGAAGTTCTCTCTACAAACGTGGAACCATGTCACATACATCAAGCTGCGTCTTTGTGATTCCACTCGTTGGTCTTCGATTCTCTCCTCCATTTTCCGCGCAGACATTGTGATTATAAGTGATTACAAGACTGAAGACAAAGGGGTCGGTGCATTGTACAAACGGTTTAAGGAATACTACCGATTGCCCATCAATTTCCATTCCATGATAGCTGAGGACAAATATTTAAGGTTCTATTACAACGAAGAGGAGAGAAAAAGGTACTTAACCCTTTGGCAAGCTAGAGTAGCCTCTACCAATCCCTTTACTCCGTTCACCGAGTCGGAGTATGCATTTTATATGCGTTTGTGCCTGGAAAATCAGTTCATCAACGACATCCAAGAAGAACACTACATTGACAATGGATGTTGTTGTGTGTATTGCACAAAGAAGCGGAAAGAATTGTTTGTTCGAGCAAAGAATGGAGAGAAACACTTTGAGAAAATCGTTCACCGTGAAGTGGTCAATGAAGCGCGCAATGAAAAAATAAATTTAGTAACGACCAAAATCAAACAATTTATTCAAAAGCGCAAGACGGACAAATTTACAAAGAATCAATTTGCTCTTCATGTGCCTAGGTAAAATTTCTAAGTGTTGACTTATTAAAGATTTGCCCTTATTTAAGTGTTGACTTCTTGATTTCTTCTTTCATGAGGTCCCGAAACGCCTTGCACTCTTCGAAGGTCAGTATCACATAGGTCATGTCATCCTTGGTCTTTTTTACCAAATCCAAGTTCAATTTATAGCGTCCAGACAAGGGTTCCAGCATCGTGAATTCATTGCGTTGCAAATATGCCCATCCTCCTTTTTGTTGGGTCACCATACCATCGTCATACAAGTGAAAGATAATGTTACCATTTGGTGACGTATCCGGTTCCAAGAGCCCCAAGGGAGTGCTGTCCGTGTAATGGGCATGGTGGGCGTCATTGATTGCTTGATTTAGAGACATTGTCTTCTTCTTAAAGGGTTTAAATGGTTTAAAGGTTTATTGTGTTGTTATCAGAATAATAAAAAAAAAGCTCTTCAATTTTTTTTTTATTACATAGGGTCGGGTG